TGATAATGATCAACTTCACCAGCTGCCGGTACCACCTGCCATGTAGAGCAGGGCGATACACCAATTAGAGCTAGTAAAGTACCCGGTGTTTGCGCTGTTGTCCAAGTTATCGTTCTCAAATAACAAGGGATCTTGTACAAAAATGCGAAGGACATCTCATCTCTCGCAGGAAAACCAACAGATTTTGGGTCTATTGATAATTGTCTGAGGGGATCCATGCTCATCAACTTCGATGAATCACGACCAGAAACTTGACAGAAATTAACTGCCATAGTTTTCTTTACAAATTCTCCACGGTTTGCAAGTGGAGGATTAGAGTAACCAAACAATCCTGCTATACTGCCTACTGCCTTCGCTCCTATTTCAGTAGCAGTAGCAAATCTACCTATAATTGGGATATTTTTGAAAAACGAAGCTGTAGAAGCAACTGTCGTAGCAATCTTTGAAATTGGACCACGAGAAGTCATCTCATCACCAGCTTGTAAAACATCCGCATAAGGTGTCGGAACTCCTAACGCAACATCGTCCCACCAAGCATATATTTGTATGGTGATAGGATCTGGTGATGCAGCATTAGCAGAACCCAAAGGGGCCAAAACTGTAAACAGCAATCTCCCCATATCAGTAAGACTAGTAGCATTTTGCCCTTGCAACGGCAAAAAATCTTGATCCGTAAACATTTCCAATTGCATTTCCACTGGTAAACTCGTTGTAGGGTTTATTTCGCAGTTTTGAACTTGGAATATTAACGGAACTTGTAAATATTTTGCCCTATAATCAGCCGTTTGAACTGAATACAGAGGTACATAAGACACTACTATGCGTCCATAATGAAATGGGGTGCCATTTGTGACAATCCTGACATGTAACTTTCCTTTAAGCGTTGAAAAATACTTGACTTTATCCTTAACCGGAACATTTGTAGCTAAGTAAGACCACGGGTCTACCACTAAAAACTGTCCAGACGTTGCAGAACTCCAAGTATATGAATTAATATTAATCGCTCTCTTAAGGTAAGAAACAACTCCATCGGATTTATCTTCAAAATCTCTAATTGAAGGTATATCCATCGCCTCCGTAGTGAATTCTGTTGGATTGACATCATCAAAAACAACTGAAACACCACCACTTTGATCTTTTAAGCTAATCACGCTCTGAACGCCTGTCATCGGTTCAGTAATTGTTGTATTAATTTCAGCAAGTGTATATTTATTGAAAAGGATTCGACCACTCTATCTTATCCTCTTTTGTGTGAGATTGGTCACCACCCACCTCCTGAATAGGAGTGTTACAGTGCACAGTTTTCCTAAGCCAAGGTCATCTCTTACCTTGTTTTATCACTATAATAGGATTTAACTATGATCGTTTTGTTATTACTGACCTCGACTAGGTCAAGCGTATATTTTAGGCCCCCGCCGGGGCCGCAATCTTAAATCCACGACTGCGTTGTGGGGCTGTGTTTTACGTCCTGCCAGAGACGTTCTTCCTAGGTATTTTCTGTTACGAAATTACCTTCAATGTAAAGTTTTGTTATGTCGTCAAAGGTTTCTAAACCTGAATGATCTCCTAATTCAACTAATGCTTCTATTAGTGTAGGTCTTCTCAATTCAAATAAATCTTTCCCATGCATCCATAACTCCCTATTTACGGAAGAAATTGCACTAATGGTTTGCACTTCACTAGGTACGCTTTTTGACGCAACCTGGTAGCACAAAGGTTTGTAAATTGAACTCAATTCCAATGGGGCTAAAACTATTTCATAATCTTTGTCCTCATGTTTAATTGTAGTTGGTTTAAAAGTGCGTTTTAAGAATTCTAAATCTTCAATTGGTTTCGTTTCATAATCACCATCCGTCTTCTTGGAAGGTGTAACTTCTATACCAAATTGAGAAAAGTAATCTTTAAACGTCTTGAAATTGTAAATTTTTACCACTCTTTCGTCTATACCTTCTGAGGAATCATCTCCAAAGTCAGCTAAAGCACAAAAAGTTTGATACTTTTTCCCAAATCTTCTAAATAAGATCACGTAATACACACTCGCCGCTTTCTCAACGGCATCCATCCATGCACACCTGTGAAGGATTGAATTCATTAAGCAATTGTCATCGCTAGTTTTGACACTACCTGAATTGTTATTACCTGGAGAGAGGAACACTTCCCCTGCCATCCAAGTATAAGCAAAACAATCTTCGATTCCACATTTACTTAACATATCTATTTCATCTTCACTATAGCCGATCCATCGGCCTAACGCGAGCCATATCTCATCTAGAACAACCAGACGCATATCTCTCTTCTGATTCACATCAAATTGTCTAAAATCCTTATCTGTGCCCCTCTTCCCTTTTTCCTTCAGATGGTCATAGAGGTGCTTCCACGATATTGACGAACAATTCAAACCGATGTAGTTTTCACTAGTATGTCTATCTAACCGTAACAAATACTGTAAAACTGCAAAGACACTCCTATGTCTTAACATATCGG